CTTTCTTAATTCTGTTATTAAAACTCCGTCAAGAGTCTTTCGTGCAGCATCCATTTGTCTCCTTGTTAATGAAATCTCCTCATACCATTCATTGTAAGTCTTATAGAATGGTCGCCTTCCAACTTTCTCATACCAGTAAATGCATTGGCTTAATAGTAATGCTGCATTGTGGTCATTGTCTGTGATGTCTAAGAATATCCTTGGAATCGTAAGGACATTCGTCTGCCCCGACATTCTTATTATTAAGTCAATACTATTCATTTAACCTTCTCTTTCAGCATGATGAATTTCGATAATATAGCTGCTCTAGTTCCAAATCCTATTTGGAATCCATCTAAAGTTATTGAACCACTCCATCGGTCATCAGTAGTTTGTTCGTGAATTGCTTTCACTATGTCAACAATCTTAATGCCTTGATCAATAGCATATTCTAAATCAGATTTTAAAGCAAATTGTGTGTTAACAGTACGCCTTGATACGTAGAACGCTGTTGCTTTCCAAGTCTCTAGAGGGTACTCGCAATAACAACTGTTGCCTCTTATAAAGCCATAACAATCTTCTGCGTTTGAAAATGAAAACAATCCATGACCATCAATTCTTTTTGTTGGAAACAACTTTCTATATCTGACACCATTCTTTCCAAGAATAGCTGAATATAGTTTTCCATCTATGTTTGACACTACCTTGAACACATCTCTTTTAAATACAGTATCCATTTTATCTCCTTATTCGTAACTATTCAATCCTCTTATAAACGAATGTTCTTGAAAAGCAATCTTGTATTCTGGTTCTTTATCGAATTTGTTTTTATATACTTTTATAAATAAATTAGCATCCAAATCCTCTTCCAGGAATACCCTATCAGCATCTCTGTAACTAAATCTTGATATTTTATTCGCTATACCAAACGCCACAAGCTCGTCAATGGTTACTTCAAGCCATCCGTGTCCAGCATCTTCGTGAAATGTATACATCTATCTCCTTAAGTTTTCTCTATTAAGTATCTCTGGTAGTTCGTCATACCAGCTCATATCGTACCCTAATGTTTTCTCAAGATACGACCAAAAGAACAATTTAGCTTCATGAGTATCAACCCTCCTTTCGTTGTGGCATTTTGAACATACCCCAGCGAGATTTTCTTTACGTTCTGTTAATTTACGAATCTTTGCTTTTCTCTTACCGTAAGTTCGCTTTACAACTGCATGGTGAACTTCTTGAGAAGGTCTTATATCAACATCTTCACCTAAATAATGCTTCCTATATATGCACCATAGGCAAAGCGGATCTCTTTGCAGCACCATGCTGCGCAAGTCGTTGCTAATCGCCATTGTTTTTCCATCTATTGCATCCAAAATCTGGCGGAGACGTGAAATTGACAACTCTCAATCCCTGAATGTGTGAAGCAGAATAGTCTAGGACAAGTGCGTTTCTACAATACCCGACTTCTGCTGTATGTTTCATTTTCCAATACGTGCAATTCGAATCACGCACTCCAATATTTTCGTTTCCACACTTAGGGCAGAACTCAAGTTCACTCATAACTCACCTTCTTTCTAATAGTGATTTTATTTTTTTCAACTTCTATCACTACGTTTTCATCAATGCCGAATCCAGCATCTGCTATCCATCTACCTCTCAATCTTATAAATGGATAGATCGATTCAGACCCAAACTCAGACTTCCTTAAAACTTGCGTTATTTTAGCTGCTCGGTTTTTCATTGTTTCCTCGCATCCTTTATTATTTTAACAAGACTATCCTTATCAAGATAATCGTTTAGTATCATATCGTCTATCTTCATCGGTAGCCTTACCACCAAAGTTCTATCATTTCCCATCAACTTTACCGCCCTATCAACCGCAGAAACTTTCGCTGTTCCTGTCTCGAAAGCATCCGGATCCAAACACAAGTAGATCGGTTCGCAATCTTTTAGCATACTTACCACCTTCATCCCAGGGGATTTAGAAGGCAAACCTATGACATTGATATCAAGGCTGTCAAGTGTTATGTAGGTAGTCATCGCCTTAAACTCACCTTCTACCACTAAAGTTGGTCCAGATAACTTGTTGTCATAGTCGGTTAGATACGGATAAGACAATAAGCCTTTGCGTTCAGGGCGATACTTGTCATGAGGACTTGGCGGATTGATCAGCCTATTCCTGATATTAAGCACACGTTTTGTCTCCTGCTCAAACACCGGAATTGTAAGTGTTGGCGTTGTGAACAAGCCATGACTTGTGCCTACTGTCTTTTTAGGATTGTACCCAAGCATCCAATACACTATCCAATAGTCAGTAATAGCACGTTTGTAGTACATCATCTTTAGTTCATCTGTCAAATTTCCATGGTAAACCTCCCAAGCTTTCTCTTTATTAAGCAATGATAAAGCGTGTTCAGCCTCTTTTATCCTTCCAAGCTCTCTTAGCTCGCGCTCTTTATGCCAGGCAGCCTTCTGCTGTGGAGATAGTGTGTTCGTGCTATCTGGAAACCACTTATGCCCGCAACCTCTACACCATCCCATTGGCCCACCTGTTGCTGTGGACGACAAAAGGATTATAAACCTATCAGGCCAAGAACCATCTTGATGTAGGTTTCCTCCGCAGTTTGGACAAGATGATGTGTATTCGTTCCTGGATTTCATTTGAACGTGATTCACATGCAAATTGCTAAACTGTGGTGGTAATGTTGCAGGTCTAGGCACGTTTCCACTTATCCGATGATATTCTCTTTTCTCCACACCAAATCGTTGGTCTTAGTCTATAGTGAAATCCATCAACAATTATATCTATGCTAAAGCCAAGTTCAACTAGGCTGGCATGTAGACTAGCCTTAACTACATTTAGTTCTTTACACAATAGTTCTTTAGAGTTTTTCCAACTATCAAGTGCACTAATATACTGATCCGCTTTCAACTTCGCTCGAATAATATCGTAGTCTGACGATACTACTGGTCTTGTAAAAGTTGGTTCGCTGTCATCTAATTTGGATTTTTGATCGTTCAATGTTATGTATGTTTTAGCCAACTCGAATATTGGATTCATTCGTACACCTTTCCGCAATCTGCGCACTTCAAATACAACTCATCACAAATCAATGTTGAAAACAACTCTCCGCCACAATTACACATCTTAATCTCCTTTGCTAGTTACTACTTCGTTACCCATTAATTGTATTACTTTTCCAAGCCCAATGCACATAGATTTGAGCCATTCAACACTCTTTTTCTTTAGAACATGGTTCATCTCTGTTTCTGTCAAGTCTGTAAAACAGATAGTAACCCATTCTTCACCTCTATATACCCGGAAATAGAATCCATCTAAGTCTCTCATCGGTTTATTTCTACGGTTGCGTATGGATATATATAATTACATAGAACGGTATTACGTGGTAGCGTTGATCTGCGTTCTGATCTCCATAAATCTCTGTGATTCCAAAACGTATCTATTTCATCCACTGTTAGACCGAGATGAAATGGGAATCTCTCAAAACTATCTGTAGAAATAACTGCATTGCATAACATGATTGTTCGTTCAAACGGATCGCTCCAATCAAGTGCTGTTAAAAAGTTATCGAATGCAAACATACATCCTACCTTTGATGATGTGCGTTCTCCAATTTTGTATTCAAGACAATAATCAGAAGGCAATCTATCTCCTAAGAAAGATACAAATTTATCGTCTTTTTTGGTTACAACCTTATATACTGTAGACATCGATTTCCTCCAATAAAGTTATTGACTTGCATAATATAGTTCCTTCAGGTGCTGGTAGTCCAAATCTTCTACGATCACTACTTTTAGAATCCCAAAACTCTGCAAATGTCTTATAGTTTATAAGAGATCTAATCATTGGTTTATGTCGAGATACAACTGCATCAGCCAAGAACAATCTATGCATTTTATAAAAATAGTAGTCTTTACAATCTTTAATACTTCTGAACGCATATAGCAATCCTATATGTGGAACAGTTGTCTTTCCGACTTCGTAAAAGCAAAACACACCACCTCTCCAATATAATCCACTGCTATTGACAACGCTGGTCATATCTTCTCTAACGTACTTATAGACTTTCATCTTTCCTCCCATCTAATATTTTCATTCCAGTCATCATAAGCAGCATCTCCAGCCTCTAGGTCATCTTCGTATTCAGCTTCTCTATCAGGTTCGTCAATCGGCAAATTATTAAGTCTTGGATCTTCTAAGTCTCTCATAGTACACACTCCTCATGTCTTTTGTCATCGCGCCATCTTAAGAAAGATGGGTGTCTCAAAGCTCCAGACTTAAAAAGTTTCTTCCCTTCAGCCTGGAATACTCTTCCTTCGTACTCGTTTGCATTTTCCCACATATCGAACCTCTGCGAGTCATTCAATCCTCCGACCTTGCAAATTGGAGTAAGCACTCCATCTATATACAGTCCACCTTGAATAGATCCAGCCCTTCCAACATTGCGACCATTGCCTTCGATTGGGTGCATGAACACGTAATCCATATCATAGGTGCGTTTAGTTCTGCCAATCCTTTCTTCACCGTAGAATGATCGTTCATTTCTCCACACAATACCTTCGAACTCGTCAGATTCCAAGAATTGTGAAGCCATATCTTTATCGTAAGTCATAGCGATTACAGCACCAGGAATATCTCTTGTTAGTTTTGCAGCGTAGGACATTCGTTCTATATACCTGTGCGATTCGTGAATTATCACATCGTCAATCATCACGCAATCAAAAGCGATAAACTCTTCGCGCGTCTTATCTCGCCAAGCGTTGCCCCACGTAGTTCCGAACATCCACTCAGCTACGAGGATACATTCTCCGTGAGTCCAGTTTTCAAGGTTTACAACCTTTCGAACCTCTGCACCTGACGATACTACCTCAAGCCTTCCACCAACTGAAATTTTCAAGAGTGTCCAATAGCCATCGTACTTGCGTTGGATACAGTTATACTTGCTATTGTTTATAGCATCTGTATATTTAATATCTTTCAGCTTGATCTTGTAAAAGTCTACCAATTGTTGATTATCCATTTTTCCTCATCTTGTCTAATCCTGTTGCTTTCTCAACTGATTCAGGCATAAACGCGAACCTACACTTTAGGATAGATTCCCTTACTTTATCATCAGAGATCAGCTTGGTTATCGCCTCATCTGTAACCACATAAAACGCGTCTGTTCTGAACGGTTCGTTTCCAGACTCGCCATCCTTAGTTACTATGATGATAACGCCTTCATCCATGTAATCTTTACACGTGCTACAAGGTTCATGGTTCACGACACCTACGTCCCATTCAAGCGTAGGTTTCAATCTTCTGTCCAGGAGAATACCAGCATCTCCTCCACAGTAAAAACATTGCGTCATCCCAACGTAAGATTTCATATTTTCTCCAAGTTTGAACTGGTTACAAACCCAATCTGACCTTCGCCATCTCTTATCTTGAATCTGCGTCTATTTTGACTAGCCAAAGATAGAACTGTTACCTCATCTCCGACTTCAAAGCACGCTGATGTTGGGTTGGACGCTTTACCCATACTTTTAATCCTATACAGGTGTCCAAGCCTTACGTCTATAAACTTCATTATTCACACTCCATTTTATAAACCTGGTTTGTAATTGTGAACTCTTTGGTTTCGCCAGTTTCAACGAACTTACAGGTCGAACCCTTCACTTGAGATCCGAACTGCAAATCAATACGCTCAATCTCTCTATTCTCACGATCTTCGATATAGTATTGAGCTTCAGCTTCATAACGACTAAACTTTGTTTCTCCAGATCTTTCAAGACTGTCATTTGATGCAGCTAAAGCAATTACATCTTTCATAATCTCTTTATCAGCAGGATAGTGAAATTCGACATAGAAAGAACCAATGTAAATGCTATCTAAGTTTGGTAGCATTTCTGGATCAAGAATATTTAAAATCTCCAAAACTTCTTCGTGGCATTTTCTAGCCACGACAATATCTTTCTCAAGCCCAGCAATCTTATCGTTTCCTTTATTCGTAACGATTGTATTAAAAGTTTGCGCATCCATCTATCTTCTCCTTATTTACACATAAAGTTAGCACTCTTAATACATCCAGAGTAACTACCATCTTCAAACAGGGTAATATCGTGAAATACTAATACACCTGTAAGGATAATAAACAACAATACAAAGATGATTAAGTTTTTACCCATCACCTTTACGTAAAGGTCGTTGATTAGAGTGTCTTTCTCAGCCAAAGTCTTAGTCCATCCGTTTTTCATCAATCATCTCCTCAATAGCTTCTAATCTCTCGATAATACTATTGATGTCCCAACCGATAGCTTCGCAAACTTGTCCTAGCTTAGGAATATCAATAGGTTCGCTCATCTCGACCATCTCAACCATCTGTCCTTGACTCCACGCTACGTTTCTAAGTCCTCTCAAGAAGGTGATTTCGTTGCTTAATCTGTCAGATGGCTCAACAGCGTTATTCATGTGTTGAGTTCCAACATAGATTCCTTCAATCCTATTAACTGCTGATTCTCTCATCGGTTTATCCTTCTTGAAGCCTTAGACATCTTTCGTCTAGCTTTTGAAGTTTTGCGACTATGGTTATGTGTCGCTGCGTGAACTACAGGATCATCACCAGGGATAAGTTTATCTCGGTGTCCGCCGAATAGGCCTTTCAAGTACTGATAGCTTAACTTGTTGCTCATTTAACACCTCCGGATCTTTCTCATCACGCATTTTGTCTATTATTATCTTAATCTTTTCCAATTCATTCTTTGCTAGTAAATCCCTGATTGTTTCCATCTCTTCACCCTAAGGTATGCAGGGTCTCGATCAATGAGAACCCTGCATTGGCGAAGTTCGCCACTCTCTAGATTTCGACTGTTTTCGAACCATTGACTAATGGGCGGAGTAATCGTTTGTACCCTGCTGTAGTCTTATTCTTCTTAATCCATTCAAGAGCAATATTCATGCCCTCTAACTGTTCGGGAGTCATAGAGGCTTTGATAACCTCAAGCTCCTCATGCGCAGTGTTAGCAGCTGCATCCATTCCTGAACTATCGAACGCCATAACTTACCTCCATTAGAATACTAGTTGATATTCGAAGATCTCAAACTTCTTAGGCTTTGCAGAGTAAAAGACTGGACGCAATTGTAGTTCTCTCGGTTTAGCACCGAATAGCTTGGCGTACATCTCCATCTCTAGCTGAACCTCAAGCCTTGAATCCTCGTACTTACCTTTCTCTATGGTCATTTGCACGACCACATCCTTGCACTTACCGTAACTTTGGTTACTGACAACCTTCACACCTTTATCCTTCATTGGCATCGAATTCTCCTCATCCTGTTATAGTGATTTGCATACCTGCTGATATTAACTCAGGGCCAAGATCATTAAGTCCTTGGTACTGATCGAACTCTGCAAGAGTGTGTAATAGCTTTGCCATGGCAAACTTCATACCAGCGAAGTCAATGCTCATCTCAAAGGTGTTATCTCCATCGTCTGCAGCCATGCTCTCATTAAGTTTGTCAGCTCTACGTCTTACCTCATCAGCATACCTCTCAATATCAAACCCGAATCCTTCTAAATCTTTTGTCATCCTTAAATCCTTTCACTAAGTTAATATGCACGAAAACATAGCACCATCGGTCAGCAATACGTGATGATGCTATGTTCTCATGGTATTAAAGGTTCGATCACGCGGAAAGCGCAAGCCAGGATAACTACCACCCAAGCTAAGGTTATAGTAAATAGAAGCAACTGTTTCATCTCAATCCTCCAACTCGACAATCTCGCTAAACTTGGTCAGGGTCTAAATCTCCACCGCTCCACACTTCTTAGTCTTATAGGTATGGTACACGTCAGGCTTCTTGCCTAATAAGTTCATATAATGTCGCCACCATCCATCGTGAGGCTTGGTGTGTCCCATGTGATTACGGAACTGGTAGACATGTGCAAGTTCGTGATCTACCACATCTGCGAAGGTATCAGGGTTAGTAAGGGCAAGATGCATATTGAAGTTTAGATAACCTCTACCCTTCTTCCATCCGCCACTTCCTGCGACCTTACCTTTCAGGGTGAAGAAGCAATCAACCTCTCCATCGCAAAGGCACAGATCATTGGGTAACTTACCATTGAGGTAAGCCTTCCGATCTTTAAGCCTGGCAACGATAGCCAGCTTCATATCTCTTTCAGTCATAGTGAATCTCCTAAGTTCTTGCTAACTTCTTGAGGGTCTAATTCAGTACCAGGGTGCTAATCCTGGTGTGATCAACCTCGATTGGTAATCTCCCTCCTCCACAAGTCTTGCAACATCTGGTCAGGGTCAATCCTATAAGATATAAGTTAATAGCGTTAGCACGTTCGCCACACTCAAGGCATCGAAACTTACCACTACGCTTATGTGGTGGCTTAACTTCAAGGTAAGGGTGGTTAATATCGTCGAAGTTCCATGTTCTCATAATTCTACAGTCTTTCCGCCCTTGCAAGGGCTGAAGTTTGCTAACTTACCCGATAGGTAAGATGTCTTATCGCCCAATCTCCTTAGATGTTCGAGATCTTTAAGGGCTTCATCCTTGGAAGGGTACGAAACCCATCCATGCTCTTTGTTCTCAATACCCCAAACTTGTTTCTTGGTCATCTTTAATCTCCATAGGGTCTAAAGTTCTACATGACACCTTCAGCCCGACTATACACCCTCAAGGGTACTAAGTCTTAAGGGATAAGCCCTATGGTTAGTAAATCCGCAGTCTTAATGCGTATAGTAAGGCTCAAGGTATCATGTAGATTAAGTAGTGATTTATCATACACATAGATTAATAGTCATGGTTACTAAGACTGTTAAGCTATATCTCTACTGCTCCACCGCCACCCTTAGCGACATCGGTTGAAATTAATGTGAATACGCCATCTGACCATAGGATGCCCACGTGGTCTTTAATACCATCGTCGCGCATCTTGTACGCCATGGTACGCGCGTTAGCCAATGCTGCGAAGTCCGATGACTGCTCGGTGACCTTACGTGTAATAGTCCCATCCTTAGATTTACTAAGGTATGCTACTGCTGGACTACCATCTGATAGATGTAGACCATCTGTGATTAACTGTGCATTAAGATCTTTAACTGATTTTGTCATGACTATACTCCTTAAGACTACTAATCGCCATGACCATTAATCTATGCGTATGATATTAAGCTGTTAAGGTACGACCATGCTCAAATGGAGCTGTAGCCGGTGAGTCCGCTTGGACTTGACTTAAATATACCCCAGACCAGTTAAACCGGCAGTATGTAAAAGAAAAGACAGATGACACGGACAAATGTTCTAATCGACACGTGATTATGCGATAACTGCGCATAGCTTATTAAATGTGTAATATGTAAAATATTACTTATGTCATAGGACATGCATTCTAGTACACGTGTATAGAATATACGACTGTATACATAGGACAGGTGTTCTACTGCATACTGTACACGTGTATATAGTATACGTATCATATACCAGTGTATACTATATATGACTGTATAATATATATGTGTGTATATAATATATGTGTGTATAAATTATACGCTGTCACTTTCTTGTATAATTAACTGCACTAGCCCAACTCCACCTCCCGCAATTTTTAAATTTTAAAGAAATCCAACGGAGACCAAATTTAAATTTTATAAAATCTGAAAACTAAGCTATACGAACTATGTTACAATCTCTTTATGGGTTTCTGGTGTAATAGGGAACACGCTGCTTTTGCAAGGCAGAGACTACAGGTTCGATTCCTGTGAGATCCACCTTTGGAATAGCATGTGCGTTGGTTGCCTGATCAACACCGTATGGCTATGAGACTATTCTTAATGCCTTTGTAGCTCATTTGGCAGAGCGACTGTTTTGTAAACAGTAGGTAACTGGTTCGATTCCAGTCATTGGCTCTATATGGATGTAATTCAGTCCGGCAGAAGGCTGGCATTGGAAGTCAGTCGCCGTTGGTTCAAATCCAACCATCCATACTAAGCAGATATGGCGTATTGGTAGCGCACCGGTTTTCCAAACCGAGTATGTAGGTTCGATTCCTATTATCCGCTCCTAAGCTCTTGTAGGCGAATTGGTATAGCCATTTGTCTTAGACACAAACTTTTGAAGGTTCGAGTCCTTCCAGGAGCATAAGGTCTTGTAGCTCAATGGTTAGAGCAACCGCCTGTCGAGCGGAAGGTTACGAGTTCGAATCTCGTCTTGATCGCTGGTATGTCGTTCAACGGTTAGGATAACTGCCTTTGAAGCAGCTGATGTTGGTTCGATTCCAACCATGCCTTTGGTTTGTTGTAGTGGTAGCGAGAGCGTCTCCAAACGCTTTGCGGAGGTTCGATTCCTTCACAGACCGCCTTATGGTCGGTAGTTTAAGGGCAGAACAGCGGGCTGTTAATCCGTGAATGGTGGTTCGAATCCACTCCTTCCAGCTATGATAGAATATACGTATGGAAATTGAGAATAGAATAATTGGTTCAGGAGATGTGGATTTAGATACAATCCTATTCAATCCGATGAACTGGCGCGTACATCCAAAACACCAACAGGATGCTTTGCTTGCAGTCCTTCAAGAAGTCGGATTCGTGCAGAACGTCATTATCAACAAAACTACCGGAAATCTCGTTGATGGACATTTACGCTGTCTTATTGCTAAAAGAGAGAATCAGAAAACAATTCCAGCTGTATTCATTGAAGTTACCGAAGCTGAAGAAAAACTCATCTTAACAGTCATTGACCCTATTGCAGGTATGGCAGGTACAGATAAAGAGTTATTGCGCAGTCTATTCGAACAAATAGAGACAGAGAGCGATGATGTGAAAACTCTCATGGAAGCTATAGCAAAAGAGAACGATTTGGCTTTACATGAGAAACCAGAGATAGATGACGATGAGATCACTCTAGCAGACGAGCTTCTAGAGAAGTGGCAAGTCAAGCTAGGAGACACTTGGATTTTAGGAAACCATCGACTTGTGTGTGGGGATTGTACCGATAGGTCAATCACACGACAATTATCACTAGAAAAAAAATTTTCGTTAGTTATTACAGACCCACCCTACGGAGTATCCTATGAAGGCGGTATCAATGATAAGAAACGAGATTTGATAGCTGGTGATGAAAACGCTGATTTGTTTGACGGATTCCTGAAAGCTGCACCAATTGATAGAGATTGCGCTATGTATATGTGGCACGCAGGAACTAAAGCATTAAAAGTCTATCAGGCGGTAGAATCCAATAAATTTACTGTACGATCACAAATTATATGGCATAAGCTAAAAGCGCACTATGGAGCATGGATGGCGCAATATAAACAAAAGCATGAACCTTGTTTGTACTGCGTGAAGGGAACTCCACAATTCGTTGGTGCTACAAATGAAAATACAGTTTGGGAATATAATCAACCTTCCAGAAATGAATTTCACCCAACTGAGAAACCTATCGAGCTTATGATAAGAGCGATAGAGAATCACCCATATAGAGATATTTACGAACCTTTTGCCGGAAGTGGTACAACTTTACTGGCTTGTGAGCAATTAGATCGTAATTGCTATGCAATCGAGCTATCACCAGGCTATTGTTCAGTAATTCTTGAGAGATGGAGCAACTTAACAGGAAACATGCCTGTATTAGAGGAATAATGGATAAAGATGTAAAAATAACTAATTATATGAAACCTAAGTATGCGTTGCAGGATATTCTCGATGCATTATTGAAATATAACGGACTTGTTACGCTTGCTGCTAAGTCTTTGGGAATAACTCCATGGGCTATCTATAAAAGAGGCAAGACAGAACCAGCTATCAAACAAACTATTGATATCGCTAGAGAAGGAATTTTGGATTTAGCTGAGTCAGGACTTAGAACTGCTATCTTGAATCGAGAACCATGGGCTATCTCTTTGGCGTTGAAAACAATCGGTAAAGGTCGTGGTTACGTTGAGCGCATAGAACAGACTGGTAAAGATGGCGAAGCTATCAAAGAACAGGTAGTTCTAGTGCTTCCACATAATAATCGTGATAAAAACGAGAATATTGAATTTGTAGACGCTGATAGCGTAAAGGAGATAAAAGATGTTAATGCAAGCACCGATGACTCTGGAAAAGAGATACCTCTCCTTACAACCTAAACAGCAGTTATTTTCATCATCCAAAGCCGATATTGCTATATTTGGTGGTTCTGCTGGCGGTGGTAAAACTTATTCGCTATTAACAGAACCACTACGCTATGTTTCTAAGATTCCTGGCTTTGGTGCTGTAGTCTTTCGTAGAACGTATTCTGAAATCATAAACTTGGGTGGTCTATGGGATGAAGCCCGGGAAATGTATTCAGATTTCGGTGGAGTTCCAAATAATAGCAGAATGGATATAACTCTACCTCCTTACAATAATAGAGTTAGATTTTCTCATTTGCAATATGACAAGAACGCATTGGACTGGAAAGGAGCGCAAATTCCTTTAATTGAGTTCGATCAGTTAGAAACTTTTACAGCTGTTCAATTCTTTTACCTATTATCAAGAAACAGATCAGTATGTGGAGTAAGACCATATATTCGCGCAAGTGCTAATCCAGAACCAGGATGGTTAGCTGACTTCTTGGATTGGTGGATAGCACCAGATGGTTATGCGGATATGTCGCGCTCTGGAGTTTTACGTTGGTTTGTAAGAATTAAGAACGCTATCGAGTGGGCTGATTCAAAGGAAGAACTTTTGATAAAATATCCTGAATCGCGCCCTAAGTCCGTAACATTCATTCCTTCTACAATTTACGATAATCAAATTCTTATGACAATAGACCCTGACTATCTTGGTAACTTGATGGCGCAGGACGAAGTAGATAGGGAACGTCTACTAGGAGACAAGGTAAGAGGAGGTAACTGGAAAATTAAGCCAGCAGCAGGAAATATCTTTAACAAGGAATGGTTCAAGACTCTAAAAGAGGCGGAGATTCCTCTAAAGGGTAAGAGCGTTGTCGCTTGTAGATATTGGGATTTCGCTGCTACAGAGAAAAAATTTAACAAAAGAGACCCAGACTATACCTATGGAGTGCTTATGCTGAAAATAGCTGGTCAATATTATGTTTATGACATAACTGGAGGCCAATTAGCACCAAAAGACGTGGATGAGAAATTTTACGATACAACAATAGCAGATTACGAGCTTTGTAATCGATTAGGCATTTCTTACTCATCTAGATGGGAATTAGAGCCTGGAAGTGCATCAATTCGTGAAAGTAGGCGGTTGGTGCAGAGTATACCTTTCTGCGATGCAGCAAGTGTTCGCAAGACTGGTGATAAGATTACAGAATGGAAACCTTTGTCGGCTCAATGCAGAAATGGCAATGTATTTCTACGAGATGCTTGGTGGAACAAAGAGTGGCTGTATCACATGCACGGTCAGCCAGATATGTCCCACGATGATATAGCAGACGCTACAGCAGGTGCATATAATGAACTATCAACTCCTAAAGGGATTGATCTTATAGGTCTTATGACAGAGAAGATAACCATAGAGGAAAAGGAAACAAACGATGGCGAATAAATTAGTAGAACGACTACTAAAAAATATAGGATTTGTGGATGCGGCGAAACTCGCCAAAGACGGATCTTATTTACCAAAATGGTATTTACAAGGCGCAGAGATGGCAAACGAAGCCATGCCTGACTATACCAAATACGAATATCAAGCTGGTCTATTTCAAAAACTTTCTTGGATTAATATATCTATCACTCTACTTTCATACGCTGCTGCTTCAGCAAATTATGAAGTAACTAAATTGGTTGATGATAAAAAGAAAAGTATTGCGAACCACGAATTAGAGAAATTATTGCGTAGACCAAATCCAGAGCAGTCAAAATTTGACTTCTTTCAACATACATTTGCTTATCTAGCATTAATGGTAATGCTTATTGGCATATAGTAAGATCAGATAAATATAGTTTGCCTATAGAATTGTGGGTTATTCCTTCCGGATATATAAAGCCTATTATGAGTAAAAAGATGGGAGTAAAGCACTACGAATACAATTTAGGCAATGAAAGACCGGTTATTATCCCTAAAGATGACATTCTTCATATAAAGAGATGGAATCCTCGCAATATGTATATCGGTGGTTCACAAATCGAATCTGTATCTACTGTATCGTCAGCAGACTTGGCTATGCAGAAATACAACTCAAACTTCTTTGGTAAACAAAATGCTAAGATTCCTGGCGCGTTGGCTTTCAAACACAACATAGCCGATCCTGCGTTTGAGAAACTGAAGAAAGAACTACAAGAGCAATGGGGTGGCGTTGGACGATATGGCCCGCTTTTGCTTAGAAACGTAGGTGATGGTGTTAACTGGATTAAAATGGCTCTTACTCAGCAAGAGATGGATTTTATCAACAGCAGAAACATGAATAGAGATGAAATATTCTCAACGTATGCTCCTGGATTGCTTTCTATGATAAGTCCTGACTCAACAGAGGCAAATGCTAGAATCGGTAAAGCTACATTCACCGAATTTACACTGTGGCCAATGATGACCATGCTTGCAGAAAAGATTACGAATCAGATGCTTCCTATCTATGGAACTGATCTAGCTTTTAGCTACAAAGATATAAGAATCACTGACGAATTGATTACCATTAGGAAACAACGAGAATTTGCTACTATTCATACGATAGATGAAACTCGTAAAGAGTTCTATGATGACCCACCATTGCCAAACGGAAAGGGAAATATTCTCCTTGCTGAAGTAGCAAGTCAAAGTTCCGACTTTTCATTTAGGGAACGCGAAGGCGGAGGAGACACAGATGTAGGTAGGGATGGTAGAACAGCACAGGAAATTAAGTCCTGGGAGAAGTTCGAGATAAATAGAATAGGCAAGAAAAATACCAGAAAGTTTGAGTGCAAATATATTCCTGCTACCGTAGAGGATATAATCAGAGAAGATCTGAAATCATGCAAGAATAAGGCTGATATAGTATCTCTATTTGAGGAGGCGGAAAGGTTGGTTCAATATGCGAATTAGAATCAAAATAGAAGGTTGGCAAGCTATCGTTGGTAAGTTCAAAAAAATCCCTAGTGCAGTTACTAAAGGTCTTGTAAAAGCCGGAGACGATCTTATTGATGAGTTGTCAGAATATCCACCTCAAAGTGAACGAACATTGGAGTCAGTTTATAAACTGACACTTAGAAAAATTTCGCCCAAAAAAGGCACTAGCTATTATGCCTATACTCCATTCGCTTCATCTAAACAACACTTGTGGTTTTTCGCGAATGTCAAGAATGGAAATATAGGTCGTCCTAGAGACAGAAGTGGCGACTTTGCAAATAGTTGGTATGTAGGCAAGGTTACGCCAGCTACTGTTATGGTTCAAAACTCATCTAGTTATGGACATTTTCTAATGGGAAATGGAGAACAATCAGAATATCACGCTGTAACATGGGATACTATAGAAGAAGTGGCAGATAGGAATGCAGACAATATCGCAAATACGGTTGGGTATGAAATTAGCATGTTGTTTAGTTAACAACTGTATAATTAATGTGGTAGAATAGGAGGCAGATGAACAAGATTATTGCTGTAAAGGTTAATGGTGAGTGGAGACTCGATGTCTTAGCAGCTCCTTTTGGAGATGCAACGAACAAAGATGCCGATGGTGATTACTTTACCAAATCAACAGATTTTTATCTCGATAAGATTAAACCTATGCCAATTTATTATCATGGGTTTGAGAAAAATGGAGTTCAGCAAACAAAAGCAGAAGCCATTGGAATCACAGAAGGATACGAGGTAAAAGATGACGGTGTTTGGCTCAAGATCGTTTTAGACAAAGCTTCCGAATATGCAAAAACAGTTTGGGAAGCAGCTAAAGGCGGTTTGGCGAGAGCATCAAGCGGAACGCTTCAACACCTGATACGAAAGCTATCTGACGGTCAAATAACAGCATGGCCTATGGCAGAAGTAAGCTTGTTTGAATTGTCTGGTACGACACAACCTGCCAACCGGCACGCTGTGGCTTTACCAGCCTTAAAATCTCTCTACAAAGAGAATGGACTGACTTTACCAGAAGGATTCGATGCAGAAGGCGATGAGCATAGTGCAAATACGAAGAATGAAGGCGAAGGCACGACAAACACAATACATTTAAAAAAGGATACTAAAATGACAAAAGAAGAATTGGCAGCACTTAAGGCAGAAATTTCAGCCGAACTTACTGCCGGACTCGCTGATGGTGTAAAAGTCGCTGTGCTTGAAGGTTTCAAGGCTCGCGATGCCGCTATGCTAGAAGCAAAAGAAGCCGAAGAAGCAAAAGCTACACTTCGCGCAGAACTAGAGAAGGACATTAAGGCGAAACTCGCCGAAGAGTTCCGACTCGAAAATCCAGTTGATTATAAATCGATCAACATTTCAAAATTCAACGATATGAAATTCAACAATCTCGATGCAGGCGATCAGTCGCTTATGCTTGGGATTATGAAGCAACGCGGAATTCAACCATCAGAAACAGCTATTAAATCTCTAGCTGCAAAAATTGATGAGGACAAAACTGAAGTTGGCGAATATGGTCGATCCGCTATGAAAATGCGGAACATCAAAGCTAACGAAGTTGATTACTCAACATACGCCTCATACGGAGACGAATGGGTTGGTGCAGGATACTCGAATAGACTTTGGGAAAAAATCCGCACAAATACATGGGTAGTTGACAGATTGTCAGCAAATGCTATCGAAGTCCCACAAGGCTACGAGAGTGTTACATTCCCTCTGGAATCAACCGATCCTATCTTTTACAAGGTAGCACAGGCAACAGCTATTGACGGAACTCTGAAAGTTCCTGCAGCGACAGTTGCAAACTCTCCTCTCGGAACAGATAACAACACCATCACCCTTGCTAAACTGGGTGGCCGGGCAATTTGGACTGGCGAAATGTCAGAAGATTCACTAATTCCATTTATGCCTCAGCTTCGCGCTCAATTGGCGAAATCAGGTGCTGAATATCTCGAATCAGCAGTGCTCGATGGCGACACAGAAACAAGCGCATCAACAAATATTAACGATATTGCCGGAACACCAGGTGCAACAGACTGGTTTATGACAATCGATGGTATGCGCAAAGCACCTCTGATCACAACCACAGCTAACTCACGTTCAGCTGCAGGAAGTTTGGACGTAGACGACTTCTTAGAGACAGTAAAACTTATGGGTAGTGCAGGAATCAACGCATTGGACACAAGCAAAGTTTCATTCATCATTGATCCAAACGTTCACTATGCATCATTGAAACTCCCAGAAGTAAAAACCCGGGACGTATTCTCCGCAGCAACTCTTGAAAAAGGGAAACTGACAGGACTTTGGGGATACGACATCAATATTTCAGGTCAAATGTGCAAAGCTTCTGCAACACGGAAGTCAAACACAGCCGGTAAGGTCGATGTAGATACAGTGGCAAATAACCTCTATGGCTCAATCTTGGCAGCAAGATGGGATCAGTGGAGAATGGCATGGCGCAGACGGATGACTATTGAAGTCACCAGAATCGCAAATGCAGATGCGTACGAAATCGTTGCAATGCTTCGCTTCGGTATGAAAAACCGAGACACAGAAGCCTCAGCAATCACTTACTACGTAGGCGTATAATCAATCAAACTCATGGGGTAGGTCTCCTACCCCACCAGTCAAAAGGATAATAAAATAATGAGTAATTTATATAATTTAAAGAAAGGCATAGCTGGAATCGAAGATTTAGTAAATGGCAATATTGCTGTGCAAGCAGCTCAAGGTGCTAAAACTATCTTCTATGTTGATGGCAACTATGGTTCTGATTCAAAAAACGGTAAAGGCGGTTTCGACAATGCTGTGAAAACTCTTACTGTAGCTTTAGCACTATCAAATGCTGATATTTCATCAGGCGCAGAGGGATGGGCAGCTAGAAACGTTATTTTCTGCAAAGGCGACTCTTTCACGGAAGATCTCGTATTACTTGCTCAAAAGACTGATGTTATTGGTCTTGGAAGCAAAGACAGATACCCTTATGCTGAATTGGTAGGAAATCACGTTCCAACAGGTGTTACAGCCAATTACGGAACTCGGTTCTTCGGATTCAAGTTTATGGCTCCGGCAGGTGGTGGAGATATTTTCACACTTGATTCATACAACGCATGGTTAGGATTCTATAATTGCCTATTCAGCGGAGCAAGCACAACCGCAGCAACCGGTGCTATCGTATCGACAGCTGCTACTCACTTGCAAATCGTAAACAATATCTTCAACGGAAGATTCTCTGACGCAGTAATTGAATTTGGCGCAGGATCCGCTCGCGGTACTCTAATTCAGGGTAACCGAATCGAAGGTGCAAATGCAGGTATTGAATTCAATGCAAGCACAACACCAGGCGCAGGTGCAGCTCTAGAAGAAATTTACGTTGTGGATAATATCATCAAAACCGCAACAGAGTGCATTAATGATGGATCTGCCTTAGTTAATATAGTTAACAATCGTTGCATTACAGAACAGGCTAAAGGCGCAACCGCCCATGGCGTAATTATAGGCAACGAAAACTTAGCTGCAGGTAACTTAATAACTGCAAGCGATCTTGCTAATGCTCATTGGCCAGCACTTGGAACAATATAAGGAGAATAGATGGCAGTAAAAATGCTTAAAGATTTTCGAGGCAAAGCAACCAATGAAGTTTTCTACGAAAAAGGCAAAGTTGTAAAACCAGGAGCTTCAATCGAAGATGCGCTTATAAAAGAAGGTGTTGCTAAGAAAGTAGTATCAAAGAAGGCGGAGTAATGGCAAATTTTAGAAAGCAATACTTAGAAGTAACAACAGATGGTAGCGGAGACGCTACCATTACTGATACTCTACCAATATTGGGTAGACTCTATGCTATCAAGTGGATAGATGGAGATTTCGCAGATGGAGTCGATGCGGTTCTTAGCTCTGTAGGAGCAATCGTAGACGTAGTATTATCTACACTCACAAATGCAAATGCTGACGGTTGGTTTTATGCTAGTACGCTAAAGCATGATCTGGCTGGCGCAGCTCTAACAGGAACAGCAGGTGGTGATCGAGCTTTACCTGTAATTGACGGAAAGCTGAAACTTGTTGTCGCAAGTGGCGGAGATACAAAGACTGGTGGCTGTATAGTTTATTATTTGGAGTTATAAATGTCGCTGAATACAAGCCCTGTTTACAGACTCGTAGGAACAGCTTTTGACGGCGCAACACTTGACCAAAACTTTTGGCTAGATACTGGCTCTGGTGATGGAGGCGCAGTTGCGCAGGGCAGTGGTCTTATAACCCTAACAACGAGCGCTGATGCTGCCGGAAGTGGACACATGATTTCTAAACGTAGAGCGAGA